ATCGCCCATATAAATAAAAAAAATTGAAGAAGTATAACTGGTTATACCAATGGAAAACATAAGAATAAGATGCCGCTCCTGTAATAAGGAATTAGAAGGGCATCAAAATAAAACAGTGACTTGTGGTTGCCCGAATATGGCAACTATTCGTGCTGATAAAATTTCAGCAGTTGACTTAGGGCAAGTTGTTATGCTAAACTCTTATCATAACAAAACAAAATCTGGTGTGCTTACAAGTGAGGATATTGCTTGGCAAGAGGCAAGGCGTCAACGCAAAGTAAGACGATTAGATTTTGAAGTCCGTTGAGGACTTATTTGTGTTTATCTGTATAAATATTTCATAAGATACTGATAAACCACTATGCCTAGAAATCCAAATTGTTCTTGTACTTATTGTGGTAAGGAAATTTATAGGAGACCAAATCAAATAGAAAATGGTTTAGTATTTTGTAGTACAACTTGTACTGGAAAACATAGTAGAAAAAATGAAAAATCTTGCCCTATTTGTGGTAAAATAATTTTTGGTAATTCAAAAACTTGTTCCAGAACTTGCTCAAATAAAAGTAGATATGGAATAAAATATGATGGATTAAATAAAAAGAATAATGCTAATAAAACAAAAATTTTAAAAGAAAATCTTTCTAAAATTAGAGGTGGTACTTGTGAAGAATGTGGTAATGAAAATTATAGTATTCTTCAAATTCATCACATAATAGAAAGATGTAATGGTGGAACAAATGATGATAATAATCTACAACTATTATGTCCTAATTGCCATTACACAAAACATTTAGGTTATTCAAAATATGGAGAATAGCACCGATGGTCGGTAAATCGTCTTGAAAACGATGCCAGGGTAACACCTGATAGTTCGATTCTATTATTCTCCGTTTACAAAGTTACAAATATTACAAAGTTTTAGATTTTCTTAATCTATATTTTTGTATCAACACAAACTTGACATAGTAAAAATACTCACTAGTATAACTAGTAGTATTCAACCTAAACCTTATGGATCAACACACCTACGAAAACTGGGTGAAGATCAAGGAAACTTTCGAAGCTTCTGGAAATCTAGATAATATGTTTTACAAAAGAGCAGTTGAAATTGTCAAAACCCGAAGAGACCCCTTGGCAAAGTTTCTTGGAGATGAAAAATGATTCATGAAAATGATGAGTTTGTGAGTAGGTATGAAGTTCAGGAGATGATTGATGCTGCTATACGAAGGCACAATCGAAATGCTTCCATTATTTCTATGTGCGTTGGTTGGGTTGTTCTTGCTTTATTTGCTGAGGGACTTTTAAGACTTGTAGGTGTTATTCCTCCCATATTCCCATGGTTAGACATTACCCTGAAATAATAGGAATTATTTTCCTTTTAGTATTTGCTGGCACTATGTTTTATCAAGGCACTTGTATCATGAAAGGTCGAAGAGGATATTCACTCAGAGACTATATGAAGCAAGAAAGTTCCAGTATGCGTAAAAGATTAGAAGAACTTTTAAAGGACAAATGATAAGTTTAACAGAAGAAGATTTGCAAGAGTTACAAGAAATAGTTTTGAAACAAAAAATGATTGAATTATTTGAAGAACCATCTACTTACGAGGACGATGACTACGACGGACTGGTTGATATTTATTGAGTTTGCTTCACATATGCTCTATATGTTTATAGCATTTATGTGTGGAGTTATTATTGGATACATAGTCGGATTTAGAAACGGAGGAATGTAATGAAAACTTCCATATCTGCTATTTTACTTTTTTCGGCAATTGCTCTATTCATAAACTGGGGACTTCACAATGCCTACCCACAATAAGAAGTATCATTTTGCTATGTCATCGTTTGTGAGAATACACGGGCATTCAATCATAAACAATCACGACATCAAACAGTTTTGCTTAGAATGGTCTGAGTGGGGTGTAGATGCCCCTCTGTCGGGTCTTGATGAGGTAGACCAATACTTTTACTTTGAATACAAGAATTGGAGAGGAAGATGATTTTTCATATTGTAGAGACCCTCGCAGCAAGTCCAGTCTGGTTGTTTATATGTGGAATGGGGTTGACAGTCGTGCCTTTTATGGGTATAATGCTTATACACCGAAATAAATAAAGGTGTAACGGGGTATAGTAGAAAAGTATAACTCTGCGTTTGGGACGCAGCGAAGAGGGGGCAGTACCTTCTACCCCGATGTCCAGTTTTTCTACTGGCACACTTGACATAAAACCTCAAGCACCTTATAATACTAGAGCAAACAAAACAAAACAATGTCTCTGATTACAAAATTCAAGAAAGATGTTAGCACTCTTCGTCTTGCTGCTAACGGGGAAATCTACCTTGATGTAAAGAATCCGAAACTTTATAAAAAGGTCCGTCGCTTTTATGAAAATGAAGGTGTCGTATTTTCTGGTGACCCCCTTGACGATTATGAAATGTTGATTGATTACATCGCTCAAGATCTTGAAGCAGTTGAGGTTGCCTGATGAAAGTTGTCAGGAAACCCACTGTGCTTCTTGAGCGTTTTCCTTATCGGTACGTTCAAGTTGGTATTCTTGAAATTAACGGCAAACCCGATTATCGCATCCAAAAAGTAGATTCCTACACTGGTCGATATAGGGATATGTATCTTCTAGATAATGAAATGCAACTTATGACTGCTATGGAGGATCACGACTATACCTGCTGGTTAGATCCTGATAGAGTCCCTGCTTATGTAAAAGATGATGACGAAGACACGGATGGTCTATAACAGCACTGGTCGGGAGCAAACCCCTTATGAAAAACACTGATGTATTGCGATACATTGGAAATATTCTCCTCTTATCAGGATATTTTGTCCTCTTATGGGGAGATCCAAAAACTGGATTACTTGTAAAATGTATTGGCAATATCTTTGTCATTCCTTTTGCTATCAAGTATAAGTTTTGGGACATCCTTGTATTATGCGCTTTTTATGGTGCTATTGAAATTCCAAAACTAATCCATCTATCCTTTCCTAATTTGTATGTAAATTAGGTGGTGGAGTCAAAAGACCCATTGAGTTTCCAGTTTCTCAAAAAAACTGGTGGTGCGGATGGGACTCTTTCCCGCCTGGTTTCCAATTTCCAGTCAAAGAATTGGTGGCGAGCCTGAGTTACCAAAAGTGGGTTGCATAAACCCACTTTTTTTAGTATAATAACTACTATAGCAAAATTAATTAAAAAATGCTTGCAAATGATGATTTAGGAAATCTAGGAAGACTTGGAAACCAGATGTTTCAATACACTGCTCTCCGTGGTCTTGCTCAGAGGCACGGTTATGAGTATTGTCTTCCACCAAGAGCAGTTGTTGCCACAAGAGATATTAACTGTGTAAATTCTGATATTACAATGTTTGAGTGTTTTAAGATTCCAGAAGCACCAAAGCATGTAACTAACTTTCCAAAGGTGATGGAGTCTACTTTTTCTCTTGATGAAAATCTTTGGAATAGTTGTCCAAATAATATTAGTTTGTATGGGTATTTTCAGACGGAAAAGTATTTCAAGCATATTGAAGATGATATTCGTCTAGCATTTACTTTTGCTGATGAGATTCGTGAACCAACAGAGGAAGCATTTAAATCAAACTTTGGAGATACTGAGGTAGTTGCAGTTCATTTGCGTAGAGGAGACTATCTAAATTATCCGCATCATCCAGTACAAATCTTAGAATATTATGCTCAGGGATTGACTCATATGCCAGAAGATATTCCAGTCATGGTCTTTTCCGATGGAATTGAATGGTGTAAAGAGCAAAAAATTTTTCAGGGTGATCGCTTTATTTTTGCGGAAGGAAATAATACTGGCGTAGATCTTTGCCTCCAATCTCTTTGCACATATCATATTATTGCCAATTCTTCATTTTCTTGGTGGGGTTCTTGGTTGGCAAAAAGTAAAAAAACAGTTGCTCCAAGTGTTTGGTTTGCTGGACCAGACGCTTCTAAAGATCTTAGCGATCTTTATCTTCCAGATTGGATTATAATTTAAAAAAATACTTATGGAAAATGTCATTCCAAGTGTAATATATTTTCACATAGCAACGATTGGAAAATATCAAGAAATTTTTGATGAAATTTATTCTGAAATAATACAATCTGGATTGATGGATAAAGTTAATTTGTTAAATCTTTCTGTGGTTGGAGGGGGTGAATTGACCGTTCAACCACACAGCAAGATTAAAATTCATAAACATCTTTATGTTGAAACTGGAGAATTTTTTACTTTAAATTTAATTAAAACATTTTCAGATTCAATAGATGAAAATTGTAAAATTTTATATGTGCATACAAAAGGAGTAACAACCCCAGATAATCCTTGTATAGATGATTGGCGTAAATATATGACTTATTTTAATGTTAATCAATATCAAAAGTGTTTTGATACATTGGAAGAATATGATTCTTGTGGAGTTGATTTGGTTAATGAACCTACTATTCATTATTCTGGAAATTTTTGGTGGGCAAATTCTTCTTATATTAAAAAACTTCCCACCATTGATGAAATTAAATTTCCCAAAACTCCCCCCATACTTTCTATACGCCATAACTGCGAATTTTGGATTGGCATGGGTGGTGGTAATTTGAAAAGTCTTTGGAATTCTAATATAAACGTATATGAAAGACATCTAAATAGATATAAAATATTAAAATATAAAAAAATGAAATTGATTGATATTTTGAAAGAATTTAATTTAGATTCTGATTTTTTTAATGAAGGTTATGATAAAGGAGGAACTGATAAAAATACTTGCCATAGTTATATTGAAAATGTATATGAAAAAGAATTTAAAACTTATAGAGAAAAGGAAATTGATTTATTAGAAATTGGAATAGAAACTGGTGGTTCTTTAAAATTATGGAAAGAATATTTTTTAAATTCTAAATCTATTGTTGGTGTTGATATTTCTGATGAAAAAATAGATAAAAAATATAGGGATATTACTGGTGTAACCATGCATTTTGGTGATGCTTATGATAAAAAGTTTTCTGAAAACTTTGGACAATTTGATATTATCATTGATGACGGACCACACACATTGGAAAGTCAACTAAAATCTTTAGAATTATATTTGCCAAAATTAAAGCAAAATGGACTTTTTGTAATTGAAGATGTGCAGAGTATTGAATGGTTTGATTTGTTGATTGATAAATCTGAAAAAGTATGCCAATCTATTGATAACGAAATTGAATATGTTATTGAATGCATTGATCTTCGTGATAAAAAGGGGAGATGGGACGATCTATTATTTTTAATTAAAAGTTAAACACTGTAAACAAAATATGTCATTTGAATTAATTATAGAAACTTTAAAAAATAAACAAGGAATTGAATTCGGTGGACCAACTGAAATTTTTAATTGCCCAGAACATAACATGTACTTATATCCACATGTAAATCTTGATGGTGGCAATATATTAAACAATAATCATTTTCAATCTAATATTGGGTCAAATTTTATATACTCTGAAAAAATTGGAAAACAATTTGATATTGACTGTACAGATGAAAAGCAACTTTCTTTGTTAGAAAGGTATGATTTTATAGTTACCTCTCATGCTATAGAGCATTTTGCCAATCCTATTAATACTTTAAAATTGTGGAAAAAATATATTTTAAAACCTAATGGATATATTTTATCTATCATACCCAATAAAGATTTCTGTTTTGATAGAATAAGACCGTTAACTACTATAGAACATTTGATTGAAGATTATAAATCTAATATGGGAGAGGATGATACAACTCATATCCAAGAGCAAAAACAATTGCACGATTGGAGTTTTGGGGGACTTCCGAATTTTTATGAATTGTGTGAAATAAATCATCTTACAAGAGTTGTACATCATCATACTTTTAATGTAGAATTGGTAGAGCAAATGTTTTCATACTCTGGATTTGAAAATGTTGTTTCTTATGTACATAATTTTTATAGTATCCCACTAAACATTGTAAATTTGTCAAGAGTAAAAAATGATAACTATTAATTATCTTAGTCATGATCGATCTGAAAATTTTTGGAGCATTACAAAACATTTTCTTAATTTGATTAAAGAAAAAAATAAATCAAAAATTAGAGTTAATATTCTTGCAACTCATGATGTCAATTTTCAAAAACTTGATGGTATAGAAACTAATGTAATCGTATTTAATTTGGGATATAATTATATGTCCAAAATTGAGTATGCCGTATCTCAAGATACAAAATATTCTGTAAAATTAGATGAAGATTGTTTTATCGGTAATCATGTGTGGGATTATATGATTGAAAATGTTGATATTTTAGAATCTGATGATAACTTTATCCTAGCACCATTACTTTCAAATAATATTCCTTTGGTAGATCGATTCATAGAATCTTTTATTACTGACGAATCTGTTAAAAGTAAAATTCATTCAAATTTTTTAAAAAGAGATATGCCAAATGGACTTTGGGGTGTTGATTATTCTTCTCTAAATGTATATACACTTCAGGCAAAAACTTGGAATCCTTCTGCTTTTTATGAGGGTGTTAATAATATAAATCATTATTATAAGGGAATTCATCCTATCCGTATTTGTGCAGAATCTCAAATTATTTTAAATGATTATATTTTAAATAATTTTCATAAAATAACAGATAATCAAGATTATTCAATCAAAGAATTTTTCTGTCCATATTATACTAATAGTGTTTTTCTGATTAAGACTGAAGATTGGCATAAACTTCTTTCAATACCAAGATATGATGCATTTGATGAAGTTTCTTTTAACAACTTTAAAAATGCATTTAACAAAAAAACTTTTTATATTGAAAATGGATTTTCAATTCATTTAACTTATAACACTATTCATAATTCTAACCACAATGTTTGGGGTATTGGTATGGTGAATGGTCTTGATTATGAAATTGATTTAATTAAAAAAATTCATGATAAATTAAGTTATTGAGAACAATGAAACATAAATCAAATAAAGTTGCTTTCGTCATTCCGGTTCATCCTCCTCATTATGAATATTTAAATTTTCTTAATAGTCTCCCAAATGATTTGGATTTTGACATCTATTTTGTTTTGTCTTATAGAGAAGATCTGGATATTTTAAATTCATATAATTTCAACCAAATATATAATTTTATATTATTAGAAGAAAAATTTAATCGTGATTTTATCTCTAATGTTATCAATTCTAGAACAATAATTACGTTTAAAAAATATTATGCTATAAACATGTTGAAGAATAGATATGAATATATTGCAGCAGTTGACTCTGAAATTGAATTTGTATCGGTAGATAATGTGTATGAAAAATTTAAACAATATTGTGATAGAAAAAAAATTTTTGGAGCATCTTTAAATGAAAAAAGGCTAGAAATAGCAAAAAGCATAATAGATTGTTCTTCAATCTTTTTTAAACAAGATATTCAAGAATTGGAAAACAAAACTTATGGTTTGACTCATTATTTTTGGTTTTCCGACATCCCAATTTATGATACTAAAATTGCTTCTGAATTTCTTGAATTTATAAATTTTGAAAATTATGAGACATTTGTAAATAAGTTATCTTGGTGGGTATTTGATTACATATCGTACATTTATTATTGTGTTCTCTATAAAGGTTATGATTTAATTAATTTAAAAACCTATGGTGTTACTAGAAATTGGAGTATGGAATCTATGCCTATTGAAACTTATTTTCAAATAAATGAAAAACTGTCATATAAACCATTATGGTTGATACATGATGTATATCATCAGAATAAACATAAAATAAAAAAAGATGGTATAATTATGACATATCACAGAAATGATGGACGTGCTGTATACTTATAATCACTAATGATTGGAGATTTATATGAACAAGTTAGTAATTTTTGATCTTGATGGTGTTCTAATTGATAGTCGAGATATGCATTATGAAGCATTAAATTGTGCTTTAAAAAATGTAGATAAAAAATATATTATAAACAAAGACGAGCATCTGAGTCTTTATGATGGTCTTCCTACTTCTAGAAAACTTACAATGTTGACTGAGAATAAGGGTCTTCCTGTAGATATGCATTGTCAGATTTGGGAAGATAAGCAAAAAGCAACTTTTGATATTTTTTCAAGATTGGAACATGATCATGAATTGATGTATTATTTTCAACAATTGAAAACCAAAGGTTATCAAATTTCTGTTGCAAGCAATAGTATTCGGAATACTGTTAAATTGGTTTTACTTAAATTGGGAGTATTAGAGTTTGTTGATTATTATGTGAGTAATGAAGATGTTGTTCGCAATAAACCATTTCCAGAAATGTATTGGAAGTGTATGATTGTTTGTAATGCACTTCCCAAAGATACTGTAATTTTTGAAGACAGTCATATTGGAAGACAGGGTGCATTGGACAGTAAAGCACATTTAATTCCTATTGAGAATAGGAGTAGTATGAATCAACAAAAAATTGATGAGGCAATTAAAACTCTCTCTAAAATCAATGTAAACCATATTCCTTGGAAGTCTGATAAAATGAATGTTATTATTCCTATGGCAGGTGCCGGTAGTCGCTTTGCGAATGCTGGATATACCTTTCCCAAACCACTGATTGAAGTGAATGGTAAACCAATGATTCAAGTGGTAGTTGAGAATCTTAATATTGAAGCAAATTATACTTTTATTGTTCAGAAGGAACATTATGAGAAGTATAGTCTTCAATATCTCCTAAACTTGATTGCTCCTAACTGCAATATTGTTCAGGTGGATGGTGTTACTGAAGGTGCTGCTTGCACTACTCTACTTGCCAAAGAGTTCATTAATAATGATTCTCCACTTGTAATGGCAAACTCTGACCAGTTTGTGGAGTGGAACAGTAATGAATGTCTCTATGCATTTAATGCCGATGGTATTGATGGTGGTATTGTTAGTTTCAAGGCAACTCATCCTAAGTGGTCCTATGCCAAGGTTGGTGAGGATGGTTTTGTATCTGAAGTTGCTGAGAAAAAACCAATCAGTGATAATGCAACGGTTGGTATCTATTTTTGGAAGAAAGGTTCTGACTATGTGAAATATGCCGAACAAATGATTGAGAAAAATATCAGAACTAATAATGAGTTCTATGTCTGTCCAGTCTTCAATGAAGCAATTCAAGATGGAAAAAAAATTCGAATCAAAGATATTGAAAAGATGTGGGGAATTGGAACTCCTGAAGATCTTAATTATTTCTTGGAGCATTATAAGCAATGAAACTTATAGCACATCGAGGTAATATTGATGGATCAAATCCTTTGGAAGAGAATAACCCAGAATATCTGGAAAAAGCACTAATACAAGGATTCCACGTTGAAATTGATATTAGATATGATACTTATGATAGAAAATTTTATCTTGGTCACGATGAACCACAATATCACGTAGATTGGTTTTGGTTATCTAAGTACAAAGATTTTTTATGGATTCATTGTAAAAATATTGAATCACTCTATGAGTTTTCTTATGGAACCGAAGGTTTCAATTATTTTTGGCACCAAAAAGATGATTTTACTTTGACGAGTAAAAATTATATTTGGACTTATCCTGGTAAAACTTATACTCCAAAATCAGTAATTGTTATGCCAGAATGGAATACGTCAGTAGATGTATTCACTGATCTAAAAGCATTTAATTGTCATGGAATTTGTAGTGATTATGTCAAACGATTATTGTAGGAATATTTAAATTATGGATTTTACCTTTGGTATTATTACTAATGGAACGGAAGATGACAAAATTAATGAAATTATCGATAGCATTGAAGTTCAAAATATTCCAAATTATGAAATTATAGTCGTTGGAAATTCTAAGGTTATCAGAAATAAAACTGAAGTAATAAATTTTGACGAAACTATAAAAAAATCTTGGATTACTAAGAAAAAAAATATTGTTACTAATTGTGCTAGTTTTGAAAACATAGTATATCTGCACGATTACATTAAATTTGATAATGCTTGGTATACTGGATTTTTGAAGTTTGGTAATAATTTTGATTTATGTATGACTAAAATTGTAAATCCGGATGAAACAAGATATCGTGATTGGTGTCTTTGTATGTGGAACGATCCTAGGAATGTGAGTACTTATGGTGAGAGGAATGAATTAATTAGTAGAATTGTTGAACCTGGAATGAAGTGTCTTCTTCCTTATGATGAAGAAAGATTCACAAAATACATGTATTTTTCTGGGGCCTATTGGATTTCTAAAAAAAATGTTATGATAGAGTTTCCTTTGAATGATGAATTAGTTTGGGGAGAAGGTGAAGATGTTATATGGTCTATTGCAGTTAGAGAGAATTATGAATTTAAAATGAATAAGTATTCCAAAGTAAAATTATTAAAGTACAAAGATCCAATATATAATATTGCTGATCATAGTACAATCGAAGAATTATCTAAAAAGTTGTTAAAGTAAATTTGTAAATTATTTTTATGGAAAATCTTAATGGTTGGGACATTAACCCAAATGATGCAAAAGAATATATTAATATTTGTAATAAAATTTTAGAAGATGATGAAGTCTTTTCTAATTTTAAAGTATTGCCAGAATATAATGTTATTCTTGAGCATGTTGATTTTGAGTTGGGGCAAAAATATTTTGACTATATTCAAGAGGTTGGTAAAGAAATTTATGATGAAAATCTAGATCAATTTTTAGAAAATGATTTGATTGGAAATCCTAAACAATTTGTTTATGGTGATGGTAAAATTTCACCAACTACTCTCAGATATATTAAAAATTGTTTAGACTTGAGTTCAATCTGTGAAAATGGAGAGATTTCTAAAGTAGTTGAAATTGGTGGTGGATATGGTGGTTTATGTAAAACCTTAAGTGTTTTATGTGATTTTGATGAATATATAAATGTCGATCTTTCTGAAGGACTAAAAGTTCAAGAAAAATATTTAAAAAACTTTTCAAAGATATACTCAAAAATTAAATTTATTTCATGTGAGCGATTAGATAGTATTTACGATATAGATCTTCTAATTAGTAATTATTCTCTTTCAGAACTTGACATTCAATCTCAATTAAATTATTATGATAAAGTAATCAAAAATAGTAAGATAGTCTACATTACATATAATTTAATGGTTGATAATGTTTATGATAATTATAATTGTATAGTTTCAAAATTAAAGGATGATGGATTTACTTTTTATAATAATTATTCAGAATGTGGAAATACTAAAAATATAATCATAGTTGCTAAAAAATAATTACAGTAAATTGATATGAAAATTTGCATCCTAACTATTGCTACAAACAAGTACATTCAGTTTGTTGAAAGACTTCTTGATAATATCGAAGAAAACTTTCTTAATGGGCACGAAATTGAATGTCTTCTTTTTACAGACCACGAAGTAGAAGCATCTGATAATGTGAGAGTTTGTCAGATTGAGCACGAACCTTGGCCAATGCCTACTCTGAAAAGGTATAATTACTTTATGAAGGAGAAGGAGTTTATTTCTCAGTTTGATTATTGCTACTACTTTGATGTGGACATGGGTTTAGTAGATAAGGTTGGTGAAGAGGTCTTTGGTGACCTTGTTGCAACAATGCATCCATGCCAATCTTTCTATCCAAAAGATCAAAGATCTTATGATAGAAATCCAAAATCATTAGCTTATGTTCCTGTCGGTGAGGAAGGTGAACATTATTATGCTGGTGGATTTAATGGTGGGTCAACAAAGAGATTTCTTGAAATGTCTGAGGTTCTTTCCTACCGTGTAACCAAAGATCTTGAAAATGGGGTGATTGCTTTATGGCATGATGAGTCGCATTTAAATTGTTATCTTATTGATAATCCACCAACCTTAAGTTTAGATCCTTCATACTGTTATCCAGAACCAGCATTAAAAAATCCCGAAGGATGGATTGTTAGCAAATATTATAATCCAAAAATTTTAGCCTTAGATAAAAATCATTCTGAATATAGGAATTAATAAAATGTACAAATTACCTTCAAATTGCCAAGTTGATAATTTAAGCGAGATTTATCAACAATATTTTGGATATCCATCAAAAGGATATTTTGTAGAAGTTGGTGCTTATGATGGAGAATCTTTTTCAAATACATCTTGTTTAGCTGATATGGGATGGGGTGGATTATATATTGAACCAATTTATGAACATTATGAAAAATGTCTTAAAAGACATAGAAATAATGATGTAACAGTTGCTAATGTTTCTATAGGTTTAGAAGAGGGTGAGATGACAATTTATAGGGCTGGATTACTTACTACACTCGATAAAGAGCAGTTATCAAGATATAAAGAAATAGATTGGTCTAAAAATTATCAATTTGTTGAAGATGTTTGTGATCAAATGAGATTGGATACCTTAATGAATAAACTTGAAGTTCCTAAAAATTTTGATGTTTTGGTTGTTGATGTTGAAGGTAAGGAGTCTGAAGTTTTTCAAACGTTTGATTTGAGAGAATGGAATCCAAAAATAGTAATTGTGGAACTAGAAGATGAGCATCCTTCATTTCAAAATTATCCAGAATATGTTAATGAGATGATTAAACTTAGGAAGTATATTAATAATCAGGGGTATATTGAGATTTCTAAAAATCAATGGAATACTGTATTTGTGTATGATAAGTAATAAAATATTAAAATATATTAAGATTATCGCTAAAAATCACAATGAACTTAGATCTTAGAGAAATTCCTGCTGTTTATATGAATCTTGAACAGCACACTGAAAAAAATGAGAATATGCAAAATATTCTTAAAGAGTGTGGGTTCAAGACTATTATTCGTGTAGAGGGTGTTCCTCGCCCCGATCGTCCTGTTGCTGGATGCTCTGCTGCTCACCATAAGGGATTATCTGAGATTGATCCACCATTCATTCTTTTTGAAGATGATTGTATGATCAAGAACTTCCGTCCAGAGATTGAAGTTCCTGATGATGCTGATGCTGTTTATCTTGGTATTTCATCTTGGGGGAGAATGAATGGTCATTCTGGACCATATGTTCAATATGAGCATATAAAGGATGATCTGTATCGAACTTATAATATGCTTGGGGGACATTCAGTCTTGTATCTAACTGATGAGTATGTTAGAATGTGCCAAAGGATAACATATCACGCTGGATACATAATTGAAGATTATCAAGACATTGGATTTGCTGAGATTCAGCGTTGGTTTAATGTTTATACATTTGATGATCCATTCTTCTATCAAACAAGTGGATATCACGGAACTGTGAATCCATTGACAAGTTATCCGACTGAGGAATGCTTTAATTATAATAAAAATTATTTTCTACCTGAGAGAGTTGTATGACTAAATCACTAGTTACTGGTGGTGCTGGATTTATCGGTTCTAATTTGGTAGATCTTTTATTGAAAAACAATTACGAAGTTGTCGTAGTTGATAATGAATGTGCTAATAGTCACGATGAATATTACTGGAATTCTGATGCTGAAAATTATCAGTTTGATCTGAGTTCTCCAGAAAACAATGAAATTCTAACAAAGATATCCAACGGATGTGATTACATCTTTCATCTCGCGTCTGATGTCTCTATACCATATTGTATTGAGAATCCAGTTGAATCCTATCTCAATAATGTCTCAAGTCTTTGTAACGTACTAGAGGTTGCTAGAAAATTAAAAGTAAGAAGAGTTGTCTTTTCTTCTACAGCAGCAATTTATGGATTGACGAATAAGATGTGTGTAGAAACAAATCCTACAGATCCTCTCAATCCATATTCAGTTTCTAAATTGGCTTGTGAGAATTTGATGAAGATGTACTATGATCTTTATAATGTTCAAACAGTTGTTCTTAGGTATTTTAATGTTTATGGTCCTCGTCAACCAAAGAGTGGGCAATATGCTCCTGTTATGGGAGTTTTCTTTGATCAGAAGAAAGATGGAGTACCTCTTACTGTAGTTGGGGACGGCAGGCAAACAAGAGACTTTGTTCATGTATCTGACATCGCTTCAGCAAATCTTACAGTTGCTGAAAAGGATGTGAATGATTATGGTCAAGTGTATAATGTAGGAACTGGAAGAGAAATATCAATCAAAAATATTGCAGCATTGATCTCTGACAATATTGTTCATATTCCTCCTAGACTGGCAGAGGCAAGAAAAAGCATCGCTAATGTTTCTAAAATAAAACAAGTTTATGGTTGGGAATCAAAGGTAGATCTCAAAGATTATATTAAGGAGAATGTATGAAAACGAAAATTATTTGCTGCGTTTTTAATCGTCCAGATTTACTTGACTATCAAATTAAGTCATTAAAAAAATTTATATTTGGTGAAAAAGTTATAAGTGTTGTTTATGATACCAGAGATGACCAGCACTACGAAGATTTTGAAAAGATCTGTAAGGATCATGATGTAGAACTGCATCGCCATAAATCTGAACCGGGAGGATCCCCAAGTTTTTATCATGCTCAAACTGCAAAATGGGCGTATGATAATCTTATACTAACAGAGGAGGAAGATTGTATCGCTCTCTTCTTGGATCATGATATGTTCCTGATTGATGATTATGACGTTACTAATGAGATGTCAGTCAATGATGTAATGGGATGTCTCCAATCTAGAGAAGATGTTAAGTACATTTGGCCAGGTCTTTTCTTTTGCAAAAAATCTGCAACAGAAAATATTGAATTTGATTTCTTTCCACAAACAGTAGATGGTCAAATGCTTGACACTGGCGGAGGAACTTATAAGTTACTTCGTGCTGGTCTAAAGTATGAAAATACGGGAGTTGAGTATCCAGAAGATTATAAAGGCATAGATCTGCAAGACCCTGAGGTGACAGGTGGATATGGATTTGAACTCCATGCAAACGGAAAGTTCCTTCATTTTAGGAATGCCTGTGCCTGGCATAATAATTTTCAACCTAGTAAAGATAAGAAAACTGATGTTCTCTTTCAGATGCTTTCAGATCTGATTGATGATAAGGATAAGTCATACCTTGAAATAGTTGTTTCTAGATATAATGAAGATCTGAGATGGACCAACAGGTACAAAGATTTTGTTACCGTATATAATAAAGGTGATGATGAAATTGAGAATTCTATCAAATTGGAAAACATTGGTAGAGAGGGACATACTTATCTACATCATATAGTCAATAACTATGATAATCTCTCAGAATACACTGTGTTCTTGCAAGGAGATCCTGTTTATCCACATAGTCCAAAACTTCATGGATACTTAAATTATCTTTTGTATGCTAATGAAATTATTCCAGAGTTCTTCTGGTTCTCAGAAAGAATTGTTGAAGGCGATTTTGAATATAAAAGAGAAGATTACCATTCAATTTTTCCAAACATCAAGTATGCTTACGAAAAAGTATTTGGTAAGCAACCAGAAATGGAAACTTTTATTTTTGGTGCTGGAGCACAATTTTGTGCCTCACGTGATAAAATTAGAGAGAGACCAGTTGAGTTCTATAAGAATATTTTAGATATTTTTGAGCATGATCCTGGAGAAGAGTTGGATGAATTGTCAATCAAACTTCTTGGTAATCCTGGAATTGATGAAGAGTTTTTGCCTCGCAATCCAGAATTTGGTCTTCATATGGAAAGATTTTGGGGTCTAGTGTTTAATGTTGTATGATTATTTGATTGTTGGTTGTGGTTTGTTTGGAACCACTTTTGCAAGACTTGCTACAGATGCTGGCAAGTCTTGTCTTATTATTGATAAAAGAGATCATATTGCTGGAAATTGCTATACTGAAAAGGTAGAGAATATTAATGTCCATAAGTATGGAGCACATATTTTCCATACTAGTAATAAATTTGTTTGGGATTTTGTAAATCGTTTTGCGGAGTTCAATAATTATATCAATTCACCTAAGGCAATACATCAAGGTAAGATGTATTCACTGCCTTTCAATATGAATACTTTTTATGAACTTTGGGGTGTTACTTGCCCACAAAAAGCAAAGCAGATTATAGAAGATCAAAGATTTAAAGGAACGCCAACAAACTTAGAAGAGCAGGCATTATCACTTGTTGGTAGGGATATTTACACCAAACTCATCAAGGATTATACTGAAAAGCAGTGGGGAAGAAAGGCAACAGAACTTCCAACCTTTATCATTAAAAGACTTCCACTTAGATTTACATTCAATAATAATTATTTTAATGATAGGTATCAGGGTATTCCAATTGGTGGATATACTCAAATGTTTGAAAGAATGTTGGATGGTATTGAAGTTCAACTCAATACTGATTACTTTTCTAATAGACAATACTTTGATGGTTTGGCGACAAAAATTGTTTATACAGGATGTATTGATGAATTCTTTGATTATAAGTATGGTGAATTGGAATATAGGAGTTTGAAATTTGATGAGAAAGTTTTTGATACTGAAAATCATCAGGGGAATGCTGTTATAAATTACTGTGACAATGAGCAACCTATGACAAGACTCATTGAGCACAAGCATTTTGAAAACTCAATCTCTCCAAAAACAGTAGTTTCTTATGAGTATCCTCTAGAATATGTAAAAGGTAGAACTCCCTTTTATCCAATTAATAGTGATGACAATCAAAAAATTTATTCCAAGTATCGGAATGATTCTTCTGTATTGACTAATTTTATTTTTGGAGGTAGACTGTCTGAATATAAGTATATGGACATGCACGTTGTCATTGAGTCTACAATGAATAAATTCAAAAATGGATAAGAACAAATCAGCATATAAACTTAAAAACATAGGACCAATATATTATCTGAATCTTGATGGGCAACCAGAAAGAAAAGAGTATATGGAAGAACAGTTTAAGTATTGGGAAATTGATAACTATACTCGCATTTCTGCTTATGATGGGCGGGAAGATGACTTAAGTGAAATTATTAAGGGGAAATATCCAGATAATATGACTACAGGGGAGATTGGTTGCACAACTTCTCATCTAAAGGCAATCAAACATTGGATTGAAACATCCGATAGTCCTTATGCAGTTATTATGGAGGATGATGTAGATATTCAAACAGTTAGATTTTGGGACTTTACTTGGGCAGATTTTCTATCAAAAGTCCCATACGATTGGGATGTTATACAACTAGCAATTATTTGCACTGGAGATTTGCATGTTAAGTTGCATAAGAGATTTGTGAATGATTTTTCTACTGCTGCTTATATGATTACTCGTCATCATGCAGAAAAACTTCTCAAGTTTCACACGAGAGGTGATAAGTATAAACTTGATCAAGGTGTCAAACCCAGAGCAGTTGCAGATGACTTGATTTATAATTCTGGGAATACTTTTTCTATTCCCTTGTTTCTTTACAGAATTGAGTTAGGGTCTTCTATTCATCCTGAGCACATTGATCACTTCCATAGAGCAAGTCATGATGGTCTTCTACGCTTCTGGGAACATCAGGGGTATGAGATGAAGATTGATGACCTTATGAATTATGATCCATTCTTGGGGCGTATAACCCACCCCTCTCAGCAGCAAAGTCAGTGATTTCTGACCAAACTCCTTGACATCCCTTTAGATTTCCTATATAATTGTGTAACAATTCTTAATGAATTTAAAAAATGACTGTAACAACTAATGAGCGCGGGCAAATGAATATGTTTGCCAAAGAACCCTCAATGTATATGACAAAAGAAGATCTTGAGCGTTATGGTATCGAACCTTATGCTGAAAGGGCACAGAGAGCAAATTCAAGGTGGGCAATGGTCGGTATTGTTGCTGGGGTTATTTCTTATGCCCTGACAGGTAATCTTTTCTTTGGAGTAGTTTGATACTTGACAATGACTTCACTTTTGTTTACAATAACATCCGTTGCCTTCTTCGTTTTGTTGGCAGCATCTGTTGAAAAAATCTGTGACACTTACTAATGACTACTTTTAATATCACTCTTCAAAATCCTGACGGCACTGAAAACACTATTGAATGTGCTGATGACCAGTACATTCTGGAAGCAGCAGAAGAAGCAGGTGTTGACCTTCCTTCTTCATGTAAAGCGGGTGCTTGTTCTGCTTGTGCGGGCAAACTCATTTCTGGCACTGTAGATAATGAGGAACAATCTTTCCTTGATGATGACCAGATTGCCGATGGTTGGGTACTAACTTGTGTGGCATATCCCACCAGCGACTGTGTGATTCTTACTGAGCAGGAAGAGAATCTGTGAGTGCTGATATGTTAGGACAACTTGGACTTGCTCTCCAAGAACTTGTCGAATCTGGTGCCTGGACTAACGATGATGAACTCAAAGTTTGTGTTGCAGGTACTTTACCTAAAGATAAATTTATTGTAATTCAAAACATTACTAAAAGGGAGAAAAAATAATACTTTATTTTCCTATCATTATAAATAATATTATAGTATCATAGGAAAATAAAATGTTAAATATAAAAATCGGTGACAAATTCAATATGCTTACAGTTGTTGGATTTGATAGACAAAAAGATAAAAGAAAGAGAAAGATATGTGTTTGCAAATGCGAATGTGGTGGAGAAATTAGAAGAGAACCTTCTGATATATTTCACAATAAAGTAAAATCTTGCGGTTGCATTCGCAAGAAAGCAAACGGTCTTTCTCATACAATTGAATATAGAATGTGGAAATCTGCACAAGAAAGGTCCATTAAAAAAGGATGGGATTTCAATATAGAATTATCTGATATTAAAATTCCAAATGTTTGTCCTCTTTTAGAAATACCCTTAATTAAGCATTCCACAAGAGATAGACATTATGATGCCCCATCTTTAGATAGAATTGATTCAACTAAAGGTTATACTAAAGATAACATATGGGTAATTTCTCACAGAGCAAATCAAATTAAAAATGATGCTACTGTTGAAGAATTGGAAAAAATCACTTTTAATTTTAAACAACTATTGCAGGAGAAAAAAAATGAAATTTGGATGGACTGAACAAGCAGAAGCACTTAATGGAAAAATTGCTATGGTGGCGTTTGTGGTTATGGTAGGCACCTATCTCACTACTGGTCAAATTATTCCTGGCGTATTTTGATGTTTAATATTTTTAAGAAAAAGAAAATGACTAAAGAGGTTACTATGCGTAAAGAAGGTTATCAGATTCCTCAAGTGGAATTTGTGTTTCGTGAGAATGGAGAATTTGTAAATCGTACATCCAAAGAACTTTTCGATGGGAAGCGTGTTGTCATTTTTAGTCTGCCTGGTGCTTTCACTCCTACTTGCAGTGCCTATCAGCTACCTGGATTCGAAGAGAAATACGACGACTTTATTGGTAGTGGCATCGACGATATTTACTGCATCTCTGTTAATGATGGGTTTGTGATGAATGCCTGGGCACAAGATCAGAATATTGATAAAGTAAAACTCATTCCCGATGGAAATGCTTACTTTACTCGCTCGATGGGAATGCTTGTCAATAAGTCCAATCTTGGTTTCGGTGAGCGTTCTTGGCGTTATGCTGCTGTTGTTGATAATGGTATGATTGAGAAACTCTTTGTAGAAGAAGGACAGCGTGATAATGCCGATTCCGACCCTTATGAGACATCGACACCTGAAGCAGTGTTTGAGTATGTGACTTCTACCGTTAAGGTTGGCGCTACTGTCTGATATAACACTTAACATATCTTTACTCTGCTTCTAAATAAGAGGCAGAGTTTTTTTGTATATGCCAAGAGGACAACTAACAAAGGATATTATAAGGTGTGAGGTCCTTAAAATAAAATCCGAATTGGATAAAGAGTGGATGGATAAATCTGGTTATGATCCAAAATGGTTGGCACATCAGTATCTCAATAAGGTCCTGGACAAAATAGAGGAATACAGGGCTTGACAGGGATTTGTCAGCGTGTTATGATAAATACATCAACAAGTTAAGGAATCAACACAAACCTTAATTCTTGTTCTTGCCCCACCAGGACTAATGGGCAAGTAAAATCCGTCCTTCATATCTGCGATGGAGGGTGTCGCAGAGCATAATTGTATCAGTTCGTCCCCCCGAACTCTTATCTAACTCTCTTAACAAAAATGACTGCTACAATTTCAGTAAAACAACAAGAAAATCTTTGGGAAAAGTATCTCAACTGGGTCACTTCTACCGATAATCGTATATACATCGGCAATTTTGGAACCTTGATGATTCCAACATTACTCGCAGCAACCATTTGTTTCATCGTTGCCTTCATTGCTGCTCCTCCAGTGGACATTGATGGTATTCGTGAACCCGTTGCTGGTTCACTCATGTATGGAAACAACATCATCTCTGGTGCTGTTGTTCCTTCGTCCAACGCAATTGGACTTCACTTCTATCCCATCTGGGAAGCTGCCTCTCTGGATGAGTGGCTCTACAACGGTGGTCCTTTCCAACTTGTTGTCTTCCACTTCCTTATCGGCATCTATGCTTATATGGGTCGTGAATGGGAACTTTCTTACCGTCAACCCTAGGCGGCTCTTAAAGGAAACTTTAAGATAAACATCGGGTTAATTGCTGGAAACTATGGACATTTACGACGAATATATTTCTTATCTCATAACTATTCAACCTAGTGAAAATGAATATTACGAAAAACACCGTATTATTCCTGGACACGAAGGTGGAGTTTATGAAGATATGAATGTTGTTAAATGTACATTTGAAAATCACAAACTTGCTCACTACTATCGTTGGTTGGCAAAATCTTCTGAAAAGGATAAGTATGCTTGGAGGAAGATGTGTGGTTGGAAAGATGTAGATGCTCGTCGTGAAATGGCTTCTTATGCTGGGAAACTTGGTGGTCGTAAGACCAATCAAATCCATAAAGGGCAAGGAACTAATTTTTATAGTTCTAAAACTCAAAGAAATAATTCTTTGAAACGCCCAAAAGAAGACAAGCAAAAATGGATGAAGGAGTTAAACCAAATTATCACAAATGAACATCGTTCAATTGCTGGTAAAATTGGTGCTCAAAAAACTCTTCAATTTCAAAGAGAAACTAATACTGGTTTCTTTAATCCCAAAGCAACTTTACAAAAACTTGCTAATCTGAAAAGATGGGGTATAAAAATTGATGGAGTTAGAGTTCCTTTTAAAAAGTTGTCTTCGGATTTCGTTGAATATCATATCAACGAAGGAACCGATAAGGAGTATTTTAATCCATACAATCAGCAGCCAAGTCATCCTAGCGAGGATGAAAGGTTCAGAGACTAGCCGGTACAAGACGCTTCTTGTGTAATACGGCATTAACGCCCGACACCTAAACTCTTATGAGTATGGTGAAGATATAGTCCACCACCACTAAAAATGGTGCTAGGTATGCGTCCTTGGATCTGCGTTGCTTACAGTGCTCCTGTCGCTGCTGCTTCTGCCGTATTCCTGGTCTATCCTTTCGGTCAAGGTTCTTTCTCTGATGCGATGCCTCTGGGTATCTCTGGTACTTTCAACTACATGCTTGTTTTCCAGGCTGAGCACAACATCCTGATGCACCCCTTCCATATGCTTGGAGTTGCTGGTGTCTTCGGTGGTTCGCTCTTCAGTGCTATGCACGGTTCTCTGGTTACTTCCTCACTGGTTCGTGAAACCACTGAGAATGAGTCGCAGAATTATGGTTACAAGT